GTGGTTGATACGAGCGACACATCGTATTGTGCTAATTCTGAACCTGCAAAGTTTAGTGAAGATCGAAGCGTATCGCTCTGCAAGGCGCTATTTGCCATTGCCTTTGCGAATACATTAGTAACGAATTCAGCTTGTTCCGTTTTATTTCCTACTCCATCTAATTCCTTAGAAAAACGGTTCATCGTCTGCACAATGAACTTACCCGATTCAGCCAAATCCGCATCCATAGCCTGAGCGAACTTGAGGATGACCTCTTGTAATGATTGAATCTCTGGTGCGGTCTGCCCGAGTTTACGTAGGTTTAATTGTAACTCCGCAACTTGCGAGGCAGTAAAAATTGTAGTTGCCCCTAAGTTTTTTGCTGACTTTTCTAGACTTCTTATTTTACCTGTACCACTAAGTGCTCCTATCTTTCTTTGGATAAGATCAAATTGAATACCCGTATTTATTGCAGCCCGAGCAGCAGCAGCAAGCGGTATAGATAAAGCAAAGGTTATGTCACGACCTACTCGTGTCATTCTCTGACCAAACTTAGCCAGCTTACGTTCCGACCGCTCTAGACCAGTCGTGAATGACTTTTCTTGGAGCGTCAGTATCGCCTTAATTATTGCGCTTTCTGCCATGATGGTTTGATAGATTTAACGAACTCCATAACTTCTTCTTTGCTTTGAAATTCTTTGCCTTTCCCACCTTGTTCGTATGGGTTGAAATCGGCAGGTTTATACTGTTTGGACTTAGAGCTATTTACATTTGCGAGTAGACTTAGTACGCTAGACGTATGATTCCATTGCATCCTGTCAGCTACCTCTGGACGTTTGCATACAGAGAGGGCTTCAGCCATCGTGTAGTTCCAAAAGGACTCAGGATCAACTCCGAGAGATATACAGTTATGGTAGACCATCTCCCAGGTGTATTTGGGGGCTTCTACTTCGCCCCCTTGACGTTTCCCGACTTGTCCTTGTCTAAATCATTGTTCATAGCGTCTGCTATGTACCCGGCAACCAGTTCAATATCATTTGAGTCGAGTACCTCAGAGACAAATAACTCTTTAGGTACTGACTTGCCTTTGGCTTGGATTTTAAGTCTTTTGTTCAGGTAACCGTAGTATGCAAGCATAGGCAAAGCATCTAATGGGTCACTCTTTAAAAACTTGTCGAATTCTTCGAGCTTCACGCCCTCAGCTTGGCTGAACATTCGCAATGCGTTGAGTGTAAGCATACACCCAACCTTTTTACCCAACACCTCAATCTCAAACTCTCCTCTTAAATTGTTCATGTTATATATTGATTAAAAAAAGGGGATAGGCAGAATACCTACCCCCTCTGATTCCCTTAGTAAATACTAGGTTATGCTACCTTATACAAATCGCCATAGCCTTGTAGCGTGGCGCTATAAGTAGCGATATCGTCAACCCCTCCGCTCAATGTGACTGAGCCAATCAAAGCCTGACCCACATATTTTACGGTTGATTGATCGTTGCCTGTTGATACGTCTGTATCGAACTCTACGTGTACGTACTTCTGTGCCGCTGCCGCATCAGTCAAACTGACTGCTGAACCCGTTGTTCCTGAAATATCTAGCAATCCGTCTACAGATACGTTCCAGCTCAGAGCGCCACTAGCAATGAAGTTCTTTGAACTGCCTGATCCGTCACGAGCAGCAACTTCGTTGATGGTATTTGACGCTTCTAGTGAAGTGCTAGTTGCAGCAGCAAGGACAACAGGTGTGTCGTTGCTTGCGACAATTTCTAAATCAGTTCCGCCTGAAACAACTTGGACTTCTCCTAGTCCAAGGAAAGCACCTGTACTTGATAAGACGTAGGCATAGTCTTCGTTTACGAGACCTGCTGCGTCAAGTGCTGCGTCGTCAACACCAGTGAATGCTGTCGTCGTTGATTTAAGAACCTCTAGTGGTGATGTTGACCCAGGCTCTATGAGAAAGACGCCTAGTTTGTTTGATGAAATATTTGCCATTTATAGTAGCTTTAAGGGATTATTTGGATTTTGAACGTGCTTGATTACGTTCTTCATGTTGATTTGCATTCTGCGAACGACCATAAAGGATTTCTTTCTGTATATGTTTTGAAAGGGTATCTTATGCTCGGACTTCATTTGCTTCGCTGGTGTAGCGAAAAAGTGGACTCTCCAGCCTTGACCGCCTTTGGCATCAGGACGCCTGCGACTTCGTGAAGGGCCAGCCTGAGCACCAATACGTCCCGACCGCTTGTCTTTATATTTCTGGATG